AGATAGCCGGCTGCAAGGCGGTGAACATCGTATTAGACATCCCGGATACTTGCTGCTGCAGTTGAGTAGTCGCAGCGTTCACCTCCTGCGATGCCTGCAGATAGTCGGTCGAGAAGGCCGTGCCTGCCGCCTGTGCGGCTTGCATTTGTTCCTCAAGGGCGGCGCTACCTTGGTTTAGCACCGGGATTAGCTGAGCTCCTTGGTTACCGAGTAGCCGCATGGCTAGAGCAGTCTTTTGAGGACCATCAGCCATACCGGCAAATCGATCAGATACCTGCAGCATTAGCTGAGAGGTATCGGTTACGCCTCGCACATCGATACCGAGCGCACGGAACACCGCCGATTGCCGCTCAGCGCCGCCCTGGGCGGCTACCAGGTTACGCGACAAGATGCCTTGTGCTGACGCTAGGTTCTCGGCCGAAATGCCGGACTGGGCGGTAACAGCTGACCAAGCAGACATTGCCTGAGTGGTAGTCCCGGCTCGTGCCGCCAGCTTTTCCATTTCCTGTACGGCATCGGCATTAGCGCTCACCCAGTTGGTTATAGCACCCACAGTGAAAGCAGCAGCGATGGCGCCGGCCATGGTTCCAAGGCCGGACTGTAGAGCACCGCCTCGACCGAGTAGCCCACCGACTCGCTCGGTACTTCTACCGGTATTCTCGATCTCTTTAGTTGCGTTACGGATACCAGAAGTGTCAAAACCCCCTTGCATGGAAGCCTTGAGCTGTTGCAGTGATTTCTGAATGTCACCGATAGCCTTATCAAACGAAGCCATGTCTGATTTAGCCTGATCGGTGCCCTTGTCAAGCTCCGAGGTATCAGCACCAAATAAAACTTTGACTTCGTCATTAGCCACGGATTTGTCCTCCTGGGAACATGCGAGCTAGGTCTTCCAAATTACCGTTTTCTTTTTTCTTGCCTACAATTCCATAAGCGCAGGCAATACCGATGTAGACGGGCGGACCATACTCCCTCCAAATGTCATGCATCTTGTAGTACATGAGAAGTGTCCACTCATCCTCTATTCGACTCCAGCTTCCTCCTTCACATCCTGCGGCGACGAGCTCGGCGATGAGGTGATCCCAGTCTCCATCGAAAGGTTTTCCGCCGGGGTTGCCGACGGCATCGGAGGGCCCGCCTGCACGAGGCCAGACTCCTTGAGTAATTCTTGAATGGCAAGGCCATTTGTACCGATCTCGGTGGGGTACATCTCATCCTCAATGACCTCCGCTGTCATTTCTGGGTGGGTCTTGTGTAAACAGATAGCCATAATCTGGATAGCCGTATCCACCTGGGCGAAGCCTTCGACTACCGCATCTGCTATTGCAGCACCGAGACTTTTGTCCGGTGCATCCATATACTTTGCAACGTGTGGCCACATCTTCTTCAACGGTTTAAATGTGAGCTTTGCGGGCTCATACTCTTTACCGCCGACTACAAACTTCACCATCGGTACTCTCCTCAGAGACATTGGGCTGCCGAGCGAATGCCCGACAGCCCGCCGTCATAACATGCCTTAGCCGGTCGTTGTAATAGCACCAATCCGGTTCGCATCATCGGCCTGAGCTTGGAACGTCAAGTCGGCGATGAGGTAGTCGTCCTGCTTCAATGGAAGCGAGAGCTTTTCAGCCGTACAGCTGTTAAGCACAAGCGTAAAGGTCTGGCTCTTGTACGTCTGAGATAGAACCAGTTTGAACTTCGGGGTATCGCCCATCAGCGGATTGCCAATGTCCAGCGTAAAGCCAGCTGCATCGTCATTCCACAGATAGTTGAAGAGCAGGTCTTCGGAGGCGTCCGCTGAGTTGAAGGTGTAAACACCGACGCTGGACACCGTGTATTCTCCCTGAGCCGGCATTGATGCAACCTGCGCGAGCGGCACGCCGGTGGCAGCATAGTAGACGCCAAGGTCAAGATCGAAGTCAGCGCCGTGGGTCACCGTAACCGTGTAAGTGGACATGGCCGGGACAGAGTGCGCCTCGTTGATCGCACGTTGCAGCTGGCCTGTGGTCACGGTCTGATTGAAGTAGAACGTATTGAACGCCGCCGCATTGACCTGACCGGTAGCGGCCTTTCCTTCAATCTTGGTCTTTCCGCGAGCAACATCCAGCGGAAACTGGTATTGTCCGAAGAGCTGCTTAACGTCGGCGGAAAAATCCACCGAGACGTCTTGCAACGCGCCAAACTTAAACGGGTTACCACCCCCCACAGGGACGGTGAACATATCGCCGGTGGCGAAAACATACTGAGCCATTGGTATTTCTCCTTCTTACTCTGGTACAAGCATGAGGATCGGAATGACCATCATAGCCTGCGCATCGATGTCTCCCGGGTCCTTGAACACACTACCGTCAATGTAGCAGTGATGAACAAGGCCACCCAGTGTCAGTCGTTTTGGGTATCCCGGGTCCGAGGGTATCGGCTGCATAGCCGCCTGCAAAGCGTCCAGGATCAAATTGTTTTCTACCGCCGGAGTTGCCGCCGGGTCATTGCCGGTGCATTGGTAGATAATCAGGTTAGCCTTCAATACCCATTTATAGGGCATGTTAGACTGTTGAGACGTAACTTCGTCGTGCTCCGCCTGAAACAGAGCGGGCTGCTGCTCAGCTGGTACGTCGCTAAAAAGCTTTACCCGGCGCGACTTCGTGACGAAGCCGGCCGGGGCGGTGCTCCACGTAATTGGAGACACAAGAGCAAATAACGCTTGGAAGATTTCCTCACGGTTCATTTAGCCTGCTTCAACCCCTCAACGACTGCGGCCTTAAGACCCAAGCTGATCTCAGTCGACATATCGCGCAACGCAGAGCGCATATAAGACCGTTCCGGGAAATGCGATCCAGGGTGATTTACCCGTTTAAAGAAGACGTTCTTCCCTTTCCAATTGAAAGCGAGGACACTAGCTTTCTTTGGAACTATGACATGCGGCGCAGTCTTGCCGCCAAACTCATGAATACCCCCATAGGGTACGTCAGCCGACTGGAAAACAATTCCGTAGATAGACTGACCCGTCTGCTCCACCTTGTTTGCGATGGACCTCATTAGTCGGCCAGACTTACGGTTTAACACCTGACCAGACAGCTTATTCTGTTTGATGTAATTCTCTAGCTTAAGAGCCAAAGAGTATACCTTGCGTAACAAAGAGGCCGCCACAGAGGCGGGCATTGCTTCGATGCGCGCAATCAGCTTGGCATTACCGATGAGGCGGACGGTGGGGATCATAGGGGCGCCACCCTCAAGAAGTTGTTCAGCAAGCTGGTAATCCGATCACTCATAAATGAGTTGTCATAGACTACCGTCTCTTGGCCACCGAGTGTCTTGGACTTAAGGCCAATGCGGTCCTTGTAACGAATGCCTTCTGCAATCAGCTCGTAGCAGGCTTCTTCCAAGTCAGCCGGTACATAGCTATAGACCACAGTTATAGTGCTGCCAACGTCGGCGAGATTGAAGGTGTAGTTGCCGGTTGCGTCCACCGAGTATTGGCCGGCAGCGGGGCTAGACGCAACTTTCAGCATTGCCACGCCCATGTCATCGAGGACCTCGATATTGCCAACCCAGGTCTTGCTGAGCGTGACATACCCATAGTCTGGGGTGGGGGGATCGCCGGAGGAGTGTTCAAGAATTTCCAACTCCTCCTCGGCCTTCCATCCGGCTGTGTAGGTCACATAGACATTGTCTTTTCCATACGGAAAGTAGTAGCCCCACAGAGTTATGCGTTGAACTCCTTCATCCGGCTGGTCTTGGGGATTGATCTTGAAACCGGTGCCAGTCTGAACACCGGTGAGTTCTTGCGTTATCGTAACGCCGCCGAACTGGATTGAGGAGATCTCAATAATCGGCCACTGCTTCAACAGCATCCAGTTCTTGCCATTGCCATCATAGAGTTCTTGGTACTCATCAACAGCCACAGTGCGACGAGCAATCTTGGAGAGGAGGAAACGGCTTGCGCTCTGGATCAGACGATTGATCAATTCGTCTGACTGCGTTTGTGCTTCCGGTATGCCAAGCCATTGCTTAACATGAGGAAGGGTTGTCAGCGCGCAAGCCATAGAAATTATTCCTCTTCGGATACTGCGTCCTTGAGCCCGGTCGCGATCTCGACCAATTGCTCCTTAGACATCTTACGATCTGCGTCACCGTCCCGGTCACGGATAAACTCGATCAACTCTGCCTTCGACATGCGCGAAAAATCGACTTCGTCGGCCTCGTCATCGTCTTTGTGGTCTTCGGCATCCAACGATACCAAAGAAAAGTTGAAAGGGAATTTTTGCAGGACTGCCGCATGGTCGTATGAGACCTCGAAAAATCCATTCTTCCCTTCATACTCCGAACTTCCCACAGAGACACTGGTGCATGTCTTGTCGGGGCTCTTTAATCGAACTGTTTTCTTAGCCACTAGTACTTCTCCTTAAGGTTGCCTTCGGGCGGGTAACGATACACTGCGGGCAGTGCATTGTAATCAGCCCAAGGAGGGAGGAGCCCGAAGACTCCTCCCACACAAGGCGACTGATTAGCCGGCGCCGATGCCGGTGATTACAGCCATTGAAGGCGGGAAGTAGTGCTGGAGCACCTCATCCGCATACACGCCGTACTCGTATTTACGAGTGCGGAGCGGCCATTCAATTTGGTAGTAATCCTGGCGGCAACGCACCTGCATAACGTTGTTCACGTTGCTCAGCGGGTAGGGGAGCTTCGTGGTCGTCATCAGGATAGTGCCAGTCGGCATGTTCGGGTGCAAGCGCACCTTCACAGTGTTGGCACCCGCCATGCTGAAGCGGTTCAGGTAGGTGGCAACCATGATACCACCGGCAATCATGCCTTGCTCGGGGTTGAAGACGACTCGGTAAGCACCGGTCGTTTGACCCGCATTCAAGACCTTCTTGCCGATGTCCAGAGCTTGCTGAGAAGACAGCCAGATCGTATCCGGCGTCAGGCGGTAGTTATCCCACAGGGACTTCAGCGCCGCGTCAAACTCGACAATGCCGCCCGCGCCGTCGCTGGTGAGAGTGGCGCCCGCCTGGTCAACCCAGTAGGCATTGCTGCCCGACTTCATCGCTTGCGTGAGCAAGCCATCGAAGACAAGGTTATTTACCGAGTTGTCCTGCGCGGGCAAATCAGCAACGTCTTGCGTACCGGCTGCCGCAGCAGTTATCACGTAAGTCGGAACACCCGTGACCGCGCCAAGTTTGCAAAGCGTGGTGGCGTTAGAGCCCCAGAACCAGGCATAACCCACAGCGCCTCGGACAGCCGTGACTGACGCCGTAATCTTCTGAACAGCGCCGCCGCCGTTTACGGCGATGGACTGAGCAGCGGACTTTTCAGCGGAGCCTCCGCCAAACGTATCGGACGACCCGTCAGCATTAACT